CCAGCGTGTCGTTGGTCTTCACCGCCGACTCGGTGGTCAGCGTGGCCACCAGGCGGTTTCGGAACCGGGGATCGGTGCCCAGATTGTAGACGTCTTCGTATGCCATGATTCCTCCTAGGAAATTCCGAATGCGACGGCGTAATACTGGTCAACCTCGATACCGCCGCCCACGGTCGGCTTGACATGAATTGTGACTGTGTGATTCCCGGGTGCAACATCAGCGACCACACCGACAAGCGAATGAGACGGATTGACGGAGTAGGCATGACTTGCCCCGGTATTGATCAAGCTGCTCGCAATATCACCGCCCGCGTCAAGACCCATGCCGTATTCAATGATTGACGAAACGCCCTGGGTGATCTGGTGCAAAGTCACCTGCGCGTAAACCACCATCAAATTGCATTGCCGACTCGGGTTGACGGTGAATTGTTTGTAGGCGTACACGCCCACCCCGACATCCTCGGAATCCGGATAATTATAGGACCATTGCCCGACGAGATTCGCGCCTAGCGGATAATAGTTGTCGCCGTCGCGCTGGTCATTCTGCCGCGTGTTCAGGGAGTGGACGATCTGACCGTTGGCAATCGTGGTGATGTCCGGCCGACTGCCGTAATACGGAACGACGCCGCCGACCGAGGTGGTGAATTGCCGCCGATCGGTCGGGCTGACCGAGACCGCGTTGGCGGCAACGTCCACCACGGCCAGGAGGAGGCAGCGGGCGGGCAGGGGCGGATCGGATGTCGTGGTCCCCTTGACGATCTCCAGTTGCGTCTTGGATACGGCATCGCCCGCCTCCGTGTCATAGACCCGCAGGATCACGGCATCTCGGCGCGCGGTGCTGGTCGATGGCGCGATGGTGAGGGCGGCCTGAATCGGGTTGATGACCGAGTACCCGTCGATGATGGCGGATCCGGCATCGATAAGGAGGTTCATCCCGCCGTTCGACCGGACGTTCAGGTTGATGTTGCTATTGCCGTCACCGCCGCCCAGGAAAACGCCGTTCCGGGTGTTCAGGCCGGAGACGGTCGCCTGGTGGTTGACCTTCCCGATCTGGATCATCCGATCCTGAAACGCGGTGTATTGCTGGTCCTGAATATAGCCGGCCCACGGCTTGGTCGGATCGGGGGCTGTCATGGAATCTCCTATGCGTGCGGCCCGAGGAAGGCGATTGAAAGTTGCGAGGTCACGGTCGCACCCGCATTAATGAACGCGAAAACCTTGGGCTCAAACGTCCGATACCCGACCTTGCCCGGCTCCAGATAGACCACCAGCGACGTGCCCGCCTGGTCGGCCCCGGCCACAATGGGATTCCGGCTCCGCTCGACTGCCTCAACGTACAGCGACACCGCCGAGGCCCCGGCGTTAATCGGGACACTGGTTTTGGCAAATAGGTTCAGTTGATACACCCCGGCCACCAATGCGGTGAAAGTGTTGGCGGACACCGACACTGGGGTGGAATAGTCGTCGGTAACGGACCAGGGATCGAGCACGGTCCAGCCGCCGTTGAGCATTAGATGACTGGTACTCGTATATCGGGCGTATCGAACCAGATAGCCGGTACCGGCGGGGCCCTGAATGCCTTGCGGACCTTGCGCGCCAGTGGCACCTTGAGTGCCCTGAGGTCCCGTAGGACCGGTCGGGCCGGCCGGACCTTGAGATCCGGTGGCGCCAGTGGCGCCGGTCGGTCCCTGCGGACCTGGGGGGCCTTGCGGACCGGCTCCCGGCGGTTTCAGTTCCAGCGTTCGCAGTCGGTCGCCAAGTTGGCGGAGGTCACCAGACAGCGAGGGGGTTTCCGGAGTAATCGCCAACTGGTCCCTCCTGCGCGATATTGAGGACCAGGGTTTCCGGTCCGGAGCTGACCTGTTGGAAGTGCCAGCCGAGAACGCGAACGTCGACCCGCAGCCCGAACGGGAAGTTGATCGACTCATCGAGGACCAGGGTCACGATGTCGCCGAGCGACCAGTCGCCGATTCCCGGGCTGCGATTGGCGAGGACGTTCAGGTCGCCCGGCAACATCGCGTCCTGCGCATCGTCCCACATTGCCCGCGCATGGCCGTCGAGGGTGGCCTGAACGCTGACCGAGGTGAACGATCCGGACTTCTCCAGGTAGGGCAGGCGTTCCGCCGTGATCAGGGCATCGTCCTCGTAGGTGGAGATCAGCCCATCCTCGCCGATGGCGTAACAGGTGGAGGCGAGAGAGGTTGCATCCTCCGTCAACTGGAAGTCGATCAGGGTCGCGTTCTCCAGCATGATGTCGTAATCGCCACCGGCACGAGGATATTTCAGGTAGGCGGTCCGCTGAACCTTGACCGGCTGGCCGACCGCCTCCACCCATTCCGGCTGGATGTAGTAGTCGAACCCGTTGATCACCGCGCCGAGTTCCTTGAGTCGTCCGCCGATCGTGCCATCGGCCAACGTGTACGCCCGATCCCTCTTCTGCCCGGAGGCGGAGTAGGTGCCGAACGAGAGTGCGACCGCGCCGTTACCTTTCGGCGACGGGCCGAACCCCGTGAGGATGAGATCCCGTGCGATATCGAGTTGCTCGGTCTGCATCCAGGACCGGGTGGGCGTGACGCGGCGGTCGAGGAGGCTGATCGTCTCCGAGCCGGCCAGGTCGATGCCGGCCAGGTCGTTGCTCCGGCTCCGCTGCCAGATAATCCACTCCCCGGCCACCTTACCCTGGTGCAGGGCGAGGATCGAATACCGCCCGGGGATGGTGCTCTCGATGATGGCCTGCCGCTGCGCCGAATCCAGGTCCAGAATCGGACATTTCGCGCCCATCGTGCCGATCGTCAACGAGACCTCACCGGAGAAGTCGACCAGCGGAAGGTCGATCAGCACCTCACCGCTGGTCAGCTCGACCGCATAGAAGACCCAGTTGTCCGCCTCTACAGCCATGCGTCCCGCCAGGTGACGTGAGCACTGCCGGTCTTGTCGATGTTGTCCACCCAGTGGTAGAGCTGATTCGCCCCGGGGGCCAACGTGATCCACCGCGAGGCAGCGGACAGATTGCGCCGGCGATTGGCGCCCGACAACATGACAGTCCTTGCCCCGCAATCGATGATGACCGATTCCTCGGCCACCAGGGTACTCATGTACTGAATCTGATTCCCGCCGACGATGCGGATCCCCGGATTGGTGCACGGACCGGTGAAGGTGATCACCGGAGGGGTGTCCGTGTTGCCGTAGTTCATCGCGGTTCCGGTGCCGGGCCGGGTGTTCGCGCCGTACCGCCGATTCGGGATCAGGTTGTAGGTCCGGCCGGAGCCGGCGAGGAACGGCAGCAGGTCGAGGGAATGCTCAATCGAGGAATACCGCAGCGGATCGGCGGCGTAGAGGACCAGCGACCAGTCCGCCTGATAGGTGGACTTCCGGTCGACCAGCGTCGGCCCGCCGAGTCGGACCATGGCCTGTCGGGATGCCCCGCGCTGCGTCTCATTCACCACCAGGGCGGACCGGCGGGTGCCGGCCGACAGGATGGCGCTCAGTCGGTCCAGCCCCACCTGGAGGCCGCTCCTGGTGGCTGCGAGGAGGGTTCCACTGATGGTCACCGTCCGGCCCTCGAAAGGTGCCGGCCCATCATGCGCCCCGTCGAGGAGGGGGCGGTCCACCGGATTGCCGCGCGGGGCCACTCCGCCGAACCATCCCTCGATCGTCTGCCAGATAAAGGTGTTGCCATCGGTATCGGCGGGCGGATCCACGTAATCGTAGGCCGTGAATCCGTCCACCATGATCGTCTGCGAAAGGACCGGCTCACTCATGCCGACCGCCCTCCTGCGAACGCCAATCGCCGGTCGATCTCACGCGCCAGTTCGGCGGCATTCTGACCGGGCAATTGGTTGACCGTCATCTCGACCCGCCGGCCGACGGATCGGGTGACCTCGGAAATAGCCGCTTCGGCCACATCCCATTGACGCGGAGTGAGCACCGGCTCCGGCCGACGGGTGAGGTTGACAGGCGTTTGCTGTTGCCATGGGAAGATCCAGCCGCCGCTGTCATAAGCCACGCCCCGCATACCCTTTGGAATGCTGCCGTACCGGTCCAGGACATAGCGGATACCGGCAACAATGTTCGCCAACGGATGGTAGACATCATTCGGCAGCGAATCCAGACGGTAATGCTGGAATGTCGGATCAATGGTCTGAATTAGCCCTTTCGAGGGAATTCCTTTGCGGGCATTAGAATCCCACAAATTTATTGCCCTAGGATCTCCGGAACTTTCCGAACGAATCTGATTCAGAACATAGTCGGCGAATCCGGGGGCCTGTCCCGTCAGCCGGAGGGCTTCGAGGACGGTCGGCCGCCAGCGTTCCACATTCGGATCCCACTTGCCACCGGCGACCGGTGCCGGAGCATCGGCGGATGATCCGCCTCCGCCGGGTGAGATCGTGTCCAGCCCCAACTTCTTCCGGATGATCTGCACCAGACCACCGATGATTCCGGTGTTTCCCGGCCCTGAGGTCGTCCCTACCACCGCACCGAGGGCGGACGGGGGTAGATGGATCTCGAAGTGCATCGGGTCGGTATAGGACCAGTCGCCGCCCCACTCCATGCCGAGCTTCTCGGCGATGGCATGAGCCGGCTCACCCGGGATGACGCCGTTGCCGGCCCGGCCGTAGCCCGGCAGACCCCGGCCGTTCTGCGGAGCATTGATGTCCAGCGCCAGGCCGTAGCTGTGGAATGAGGCATTGCCCGATCCGGCAATGTTCCGCATCTCATAGCCCCAGTTGCCGCCTCCGCCAATACCTCCCGGAATCTTCGGCACCAGCTCGTTCAGGAGTTGGTTCCAGGTGCCCTCCGTGCCACCGGCAACACCGCCGGGGAACGGGATTCCATTCCAGGTGTACCCGCCGTTGATGTTGCCGCCCCGGATCCACCCGAACGCGGAGGGATCGTAGGA